ACAAAGACGGTAGCTGGACTTTAACTAAAAAAGAACCAGAAGAAGACAAAGTATGGGTAATGGTTGATGCGCTTGTGACATACCGTATGCGTTACTGTGTACAAGCGCCAGCATCACACCCCGAGTATGCGTTGGACGATGTTACTATGCAAACCACTAAAGAGTTTTCTCAAGAAGCATTGCCAGAACAGATTTGCTCATACCGTGTTGTGTCGCAAGAAGAAGCACTTGCTATGTGCGATAAGGATAACGACTACGCTAAGTCTTGGACTGATGAACATAAGATTAAAACATTCTTCACAAAAGAAGGAGAGAGCCGTGACTACTAAGTACACATTTAAACAAGAGTATTCAGGATACACAGGATTCGCTACGGAAATTCCACCTTCTGCTATTACTATGGAGATTAATGGTGAATTGTCTCTTCCGCAAGTGCTGGAACGATTTGAAGAGTTTCTGCGTGGCGCAGGGTTTTATCTTGACGGACATTTGGATATTGTTAATGACGAAGAACTTTCTACAGATTTTGTAGAACATTCTGATAGTTATTTTGATACGGATAGAAATCGATGAAAGTTTATATTAGTAAGTATAGATACCACTGGCTTTCTCCATACACTATTATGGATAAAGTTCTTTTCTGGAAAAAGTGGACTGATCCAGAATTTGACTTGTATGATGACAAGAACGACAAGTACACCGATTGGTTAGTAAAGCCAATGCAAGCAGTACAAAAGTTTCTTGACATTGTTCACCCAAAAATCAATTATGTAAAGATTGATAAGTGGGATACTTGGAATATGGATGGTACATTGGCTTTGATTATTCTACCAATGTTAAAACAACTCCAAGCAACAAAGCATGGTGCACCTCATGTTGATGATGACGATGTACCAGAAGAATTAAAATCAACTTCTGCGCCAGCAAAAGAAAATGAATGGGATACTGACGCTAATCATTTCAAGCGTTGGGATTGGGTTATGGATGAACTCATCTGGACATTTGAGCAACTACATCCAGACACTGATTGGATGGAACAATATACCTCTGGTGAGCATGATACTCATTGGGTTAAGTCAGAAAAGACATATCCTAATCCAGAAACTGGTGTTGAGGAAGAGACCTTTGAGATGAAACATGGTCCAAAGCATACCTTTAAGTTTGATACTGATGGTATTGATAAACACCAAAACAGAATTACTAATGGACTTCGTTTGTTTGGAAAATACTATCAAGGACTATGGGACTAATATGAGCAAAGTGTTTACTGATGTAGCAGTTTTTTTAAAAGCGTGTGGTCAAGAATATCCCACAACCCCAACAACACAAAATGATTTGTCAAGACTGTATCTAAAACTCATCCATGAAGAGTACGCAGAATTTAAAGAAGCACTTCATGACGATGACGACACAGAACAACTTGATGCTTGCTTTGATATGATGTGGGTTATTATTGGTTACATGAAAGCACGTGGTTGGGATTGCGACGCATCATGGGATGAGGGCGCAAAATCTAATCTATCAAAGATTGATTCAGCCACTGGTAAAGTTATTAAAAGGGAAGATGGAAAGATTCTTAAACCCGAAGGATGGAAGCCACCAGACTTCAGTAAATTTGTGAGGTAATCATGATTGATTGTATGATTGTTGGAGATAGTATCGCAGTGGGAACATCATACGCAAGACCTGAATGTGTTTCTTATGCTAGAGGTGGATGGAATAGTTGGCAATGGAATAAAGAATATTTGTCCAAAGCAACACAGAAGCCAGCAAAAACTTTAATCATCTCTCTTGGCGCAAATGACCATGCAGGTGTAAAGACAGAAAGCGAACTTCGCAAGATGCGTTCTACTGTAAAAGCTGAACGAGTATTCTGGATCAGTTTAGGTAAAGAACGAAAGCAAACACAAATGGCAGTTATCGAAAAGATTGCTGCTGAATATGGTGATACAATTATCCCAAGACCAGAAGCGCACATGAGCGCAGACAAGGTTCATCCTACAGGTAAGGGATACAAGATTATAGGTGAAGCAACAAAGTGATTACAATATATTTGGATATGGATGGTGTTATCTGTAACTTCCAAGAGAAGTTTTCAGTTTTAAAACCAGCTGGAACAAAATATGATAAAGAGATCTTCGGTAAGGCAGTCATGGAAGGTAAGATCTTTGAGGATCTAAACTGGATGCCAAACGGTAGACGATTGATCAATCACATTCGTTCTATCCATGGGGTTAAAGTTGAGATGCTAACTTCCGTAGGAACACATCGCACAGAACAAGGCGCAGAAGCAGCAAGACAAAAGACTGTTTGGTTGAAGCGTCATGGTATTGATTATCACCCAAACTTCGTAAAGATGTTTAGTGAGAAAAAGAAATACGCAACCCCTATGTCTATTCTAATCGATGACAGAGTTGACTGCGCATTACCATTCACTGAAGCTGGTGGTCATGGTATTCTTTATGACGACAAGTATATCAACACCGCACTAGCAACTTTGGATAGTATTGTTTTGCAGTTGAAAGCAATTAATGCAACGAGTTAGATTTTGGTTAATATGGGCAAGAGCAACGGGACATCTGATGGGTCGCACTGATGACGACAAACCAGATGTTCCAATTTTAACTTTGCATGAAGCAAAGATTGCCTTGCTTTTAAAGACGTTCTGGGTTATAATTCATATTGTAACCTGCTTCTTCATCATCGCTAATTTCTTTATGACACATATATTATGAACATATTTTATTTGAATGAAAATCCCCAACAATGCGCACAGGAACATCTTGACAAACATTGCGTCAAGATGATTCTTGAATACGCACAATTACTTTCTACTGCTCACCGTATACTAGACGGAAAACTCTATGAAGGTAAGACTGCTAAAGGACGTAACATCAAGCGATGGCAATTAGAAGATTTTAATTTAGAAAATCTTTTGTTTAAAGCATCACACGTTAGCCACCCATCAGCAATCTGGTGTCGTGCAAATGTTCAGAACTATATGTGGCTTGCTGAACTACTCGAGGAAACGTGTCGTGAATATACTCATCGCTATGGTAAGATTCACAGCGTTGAGCATTCTGGTTTAATGCAGTCACTGAAAAATAACTTTCCTAAGAATCTGCCGATCGGTCCATTTACTGAACCAACCCCAGCTATGCCTGACGATTGCAAAGTTCCTGGAGATTCGCTGGCATCTTATAAAAAGTATTACATTGAAAAGAAACGATTTTTTGCTAAATGGACAAACCGTCCAATGCCTAATTGGTTCTTAGAAGGACTAAATAAAATTAATGAGGCTTGTTACATAGAGCATGATCAGAAGCGTAATAGAATTATTTCAATGTCAACTGAACTTATGTGAGGAGAAGTTGTTTGCCAACTTATTCATTTAAAGATACAACCACTGGAGAAGTCTTCGACAAGGTAATGAAAATTGCCGAGCGAGAAGAATATCTAAAAGAAAATCCCAATATAGAATCTGTAGTTTCAGCGCCATCGCTAATGAGTCCTATCAGTTTGCGAGGCATACAGCCACCATCAGGATTTAAGGAGGTACTTAAAAACATTCACGAAAGGTCACCTGGAAGTCAGTTGAAGAAAAACGGAAACATTTAAAAGGAATCTATTAATGGCAAAAAGAACACCACAAGCTCCAGCGGATCAAGAGTTTGTGCCAGAAAATATTAAGCCAGTCCGATCTACTAACTCTTTAAGAATTAGAATAGATGATTTAAAAACCTTTCCACCACTTACAGCGAATCAGAAAACATTTTATGATGCGTATAAACGAGGCGACTATTTTGTAGCATTGCATGGTGTGGCAGGAACAGGCAAAACTTTTATTGCTTTGTATAAAGCGTTAGAAGAAGTGCTGGATAAAAGCAATCCATTCCATAGGATTATCATTGTTAGATCTGCGGTTCCTTCAAGAGAAGTCGGGCATCTCCCAGGAGATCTCGAAGAAAAAACTGAAATATATAGACAGCCCTATCAACAAATTTGTGAAACACTCTTTGGTCGCAAAGAGGCATATCAGAGATTAGAAGAGCAAGGGCATATTGAGTTTATTACTACATCATTCATTCGAGGTATGTCATTTGATGATGCTATCATTATTGTTGATGAAATGCAAAACATGACATACGAAGAAATTGACACTGTCATGACACGTGTTGGTTATCGTTCGAAGATTATTTGGTGTGGCGATTATCGTCAAACCGATTTGAATAAAAAGAAAAATGATATGTCTGGCATTTTAAAATTTTTTGATGTCGCTATGCATATGAGTGCTTTCACTCGAATTGAATTTTCTCCAGACGACATAGTACGTAGTAGTTTGGTTAAGGATTATATTCTTGCTAAACTAAAATACGAAGATAAAATAGAATCAGCCCATAGGAGTTAAAATGCAAGTAACAGCAGAAATGATCAAGCAAACATCTAAGAGCAACAAGGCACCAGCAGACCTTGCCAATGCTCTTAACAAAGTGCTTGACAAATATCAAATCAATACAACAAATCGACTGGCAGGTTTTCTTGCTCAGTGTGGTCATGAGTCAGTAGACTTTACCGTACTAAAAGAAAATCTAAATTATGGCGCAAAGGGTTTGATGGGAACATTTAAAAAGTATTTCCCAGACGAAGCAACTGCTCTAAAGTATGAGCGCAAGCCAGAAATGATTGCCAATAGAGTTTATGCTAATCGCATGAATAACGGTGACGAAGCATCAGGCGACGGATACAAATACCGTGGACGTGGTGCCATTCAGTTGACAGGTAAAGACAACTATACACGATTCGCAGCAGCGATCGGTAAGTCTATTGACGAAACCATTGCATATCTTGAAACACTTGACGGAGCGATTGAATCTGCTTGCTGGTTCTGGAAGACTAATGGTCTAAACGAGATCTGCGATAAAGACGATATCGTTCTAATGACCAAGCGAATCAATGGTGGTACTATTGGTCTAGAAGATCGCACCAACCACTACAAGCACAACAAAGCAGTTCTTGGTGGTGGACATGCACCTGCGCCAGCAGAAGATAACACAACTGAAGTAGTATTAGAACTATGTAAGATTGGAAGTAAGAATGCCACAGTAAAATTGATTCAAGAGAAACTTGGATTAACTGCTGATGGTGACTTTGGACCAGGAACTGAGAAAGCTGTTAAAGCGTGGCAAGCTGCTAATGGCTTGACTGCTGATGGCATTGTTGGACCTGATACTATTCAGAAAATGTTAGGATAAAATTGATTACTCATATTCGTCATGATATTCCCAAACTTGAACGTAAGACCGCACCCGATGGATCTCGAGTATATGAGACTCCGTCGGGTCGAGCCTATCCTTCCGTCACAACAGTCACAGGATTGCTTGGAAAAGCAGCCATCCTCGCATGGAGAAAAAGAGTCGGAGAAGAAGAAGCCAACCGAATCTCAACACAAGCAGCAAATAGAGGAACAAGAATTCACTCTCTCTGCGAATCTTATCTCAAGAACGAAACAGTCACTCCCGACATGTTTGACCACCACACGTGGAATTCAATCCTACCTGAGTTGTCAAGAATTAACAACATCCACGCACTCGAAACACCACTTTACTCTGATCATTTAGAAGTTGCAGGAACTGTTGATTGTATTGCAGAGTATGAAGGCAAACTTGCAGTCATTGACTTTAAGACATCAAAAAGAGTAAAATCAAGAGACGATATTAGTAATTATTTTATGCAATGTGCAGCATATGCTGTTGCCTTTGAAGAGAGGACTGGGTTGCCTGTTGGTAACTTAGTAATCATCATGGCAGTTGATGACCATGAGCCACTTATCTTTAAAGAGAAACGTGACACGTGGATTAATAAATTTATACAATTAAGAGAGCAGTACCGCAGTCTTAAAGGGCACTAATGATTGTCATTTAAAAATAATATGAGAGTATGTAGTTTAATTGACATTGTTTATGACTAAGTAATTATAGGGCTAACCCTAATTTTTGAATTGAAAGGAAAGTTAAATGAAAACCGTTGGAGATAAATTAGAAGCATTCGTTGTTACTGGTGTTAAGCCTGGACAACCTAGTGATGCGTTTTTTGATATTACAGAAAAGTCATTTGAAGGAAAGTGGAAAGTAATTGTCTACTACCCAAAAGATTTTACCTTTGTATGTCCTACTGAAATTGTTGCTTACGATAAGTTGTTCCAAGACTTCGAAGATCGTGATGCAGTTCTATTGACTGGTAGTACTGACAATGAGTTCTGTAAAGTCGCATGGCAAAATGCCCACGCAGACTTAAAGAAAGTCAAACATATTCAGTTCGCTGACACACAGCGTGACTGGGAAAAATCCCTAATCGAACAACTTGGTGTATTCTATGCACCTGCTGGCGCAGCACTTCGTGCTACATTTATTGTTGACCCAGACAATGTCATTCAGCACGTTACAGTCAACAATTTAAATGTTGGTCGTTCACCAGAAGAAACGCTACGTATCCTTGATGCGTTGCAAACTGGAGAACTATGTGCATGTAACCGCACTGTTGGTGGGGAGACTCTATAATGGCATTTAATGACGCTATTAAAGAAGCGTTGCCAGAATACGCAAAGGACACCAAGTTAAATCTTGATGCTGTTCTTTTGCGTAGCACATTAGATGCTGATGAAGCAATGGGTTGCGCTGTTGCTGCATTAGCTGCGACTGGTAACGGTAAAGTGCTTGCTGTATTATTGGCTGACGCACCTGCTGAAGCAAATGCAGCAATGTGTGCTGCAAGTCTGATGGCTCAGAACAACGTATGGTATCCGTATGTTGAGATGGCTGACGATCCTGCGCTTGCTGGTCTGCCTGCACAATTACGCATGAACGCAATTGCTACACATGGTGGAACTACTAAAGCCAGATTCGAATCATACTCACTTGCTGCTTCAATCGTTGGTAAATGTCACTTCTGTGTTAAGGCGCACTATGAAACATTGAAAAAAGAAGGTTATACTATTGAGCAACTTAGAGACATTGGACGCATTGCTGCGGTAATGAACAGTGTCGCAAAAGTGCTAAATAGTTAGATGCACAAATATAAAACTATTTTTATCAGTGACGTTCATCTTGGCACTAAAGATTGCCAAGCGAACAAATTAAATAATTTCCTAAAACATAACACCTGCGAGACTTTGTATCTCGTGGGTGATATTATTGATGCATGGAAAATACAACAAAATAAGTGGCGTTGGAAACAAAGCCACACCAACGTAGTACGTAGAGTTCTTGGTCACGCTAAACGTGGCACACGAGTAATCTACGTAGCAGGAAATCACGATGAGTTTCTAAGACCTATGATACCATATGGTTTCAGTTTTGGTCTAATAGAAATTCGTAATCAAATAGAACATATCGGTGTTGATGGTAAGCGATACTTAGTTACTCATGGTGACTTGTTTGATGGTATCACTAGACTTGCACCGTGGATATCGTTTTTAGGAGATCGAGCGTATGACATTATTCTTAACCTCAACGGTAAATTTAATTGGATTCGTCGTCGCTTGGGTTTTGGGTACTTTAGCCTTAGCAAGTTTCTTAAGCACAAAGTCAAAAAAGCAGTAGACTTTATGTTCCAGTTTGAAAAGAATCTTGCTGGTTACTGCAAGAAGCGAGGATACGATGGTGTTATCTGCGGACACATACACCACGCAGAGATCAAAGATATAGATGGTGTTAAATATATGAATGACGGTGATTGGGTTGAAAGTTGTACAGCTCTAGTAGAGCATTACGATGGTCGTTGGGAAATTGTTACTTGGACAAAGGAGAACGATTATGAAAGTCAGGAAAATAGTAAAGAAGATGTATCTAGCATGTATCAATCATGATAGAGTTAAAGAAAAGAAACTGTGGTTGAAAGCATTAAAAAAATCGTTGAAACATAAACGAACACAAATAGTTAGATGATGTTAGAAGAAAAAGTAACAATAGTTGTTCCTTGTAAGAACGAAGAAAACTACATTGCAAATTTGTTGGTGCATCTGCGTTGGCAAAAAGATATAGGCAACACTCGAATCATCATTGCTGACTGCTCTACAGACAACACAAGAGAAATTATCCAAGCAGCGAAAGGCGAGTTGAATGTTGAAGTTATTGAAGGTGGTCCAGTTTCTGTAGCTAAGAATAATGGCGCACGATTAGTAACTACTCCATACATATTGTTTATAGATGCAGATGTTAGATTTTTTTCCAGCGATGTTATACTTGACACAATGAGAGAAATAGAGTATAATGATTTAGATCTAGTAGGATTATACGCAAAATGTTATGACAACGACATCCGAGCGAAAATTGGATTCTCTTTGTTTAATGCAATAAATTTTGTAATGCAATTCTGGTCACCATTTGCAGTTGGTGCTTATATGTTAACCAGAAAAGATAAGTTTGATCAGTATGGTGGATTTGCTGAAGCGTATGGTACAAGCGAAGATTTTTTTCTATCTAAGCAGTACAATCCCAAAAAGTTTAAATTAGTAAATCATTATTTTGGACAAGACAGTAGAAGGTTTCAGAAGATGGGATACTTCGGTATGGCTTGGTATCTTATTAAGAATTTTATAAATAGAAATAACAAACAGTACTGGGATAGTTTAGATTATTCCAAATATTGGAAATAATTGTTGTAATCCCTTCAAAACGAAGGCATGTTGGACGGGAGTTCGATTCTCCCCACCTCCACCAAAAAAGGATATGCTATGCACAAATGTAGAGTGTGTGATGTGATAGTAATAACACTGTTACTGATGGTAATTATATTGCATTTCTTTTTTTGATGGGGGTGACTAGGTTTCGACAGCGTGAGATAGTAGAGACGGCAACACGAGAGTTGACTGACGTAATCAGCAAAATCAAAGTAAACGCAAACGATGAAGTTTACGCATTAGCAGCCTAAACACTGCTTAGGGTTTCGGATGGTTTCCTCGTAACAGAATAACCATCCAAGAATAATAGATTTGCTTTTTATTGAGCATTCAGGTATTATATAAATAATGATACAGTGGGTTGATGGATCCCAATAAAACCATCGTTTCACAACACTACACACAAAAGGAGTTACACTATGTCAAACTTGACACCGTTCGAGATTCGCCTTGAACTACTAAAAATGGCGAAAGATATGTTGCAAGAAGAATATTATGGTAAACGTGAAGTCATCAGCAACGACTGGCAAATGAAAATTGAATCTGCCAGACTCAATGGAGGTGCGGTACCTGATCATCCAGGATTCCCATCTTATCCAACTGAAGCTGAAATCATTGCTAAAGCCCAACAGCTAAATGGTTTCGTTTCCAATATTCCCTCAAATACACAAACAACGACTAGCAAAAAGTCCACCTGATAGGGATGGGGCTGTGTGTTTTCACACAGCCTTTTATCAACTCAAGGAGATAAAATTGCGTAAAACAATTTTTCTAATATTAGTAGGTATCATATTCGCCATAACAACAGTTGTAATAGCAAACAGTGCACCATTGTTTCCATTACGTGTTTCTATTGACCAACTAACCCCATACGCCAAGAAGCAAGTTGAATGCTTGGCTGACAATATATTTTTTGAATCTGCTCACGAACCAATCGATGGTCAGAAAGCAGTTGCAATCGTTACATTAAATCGTGTTCGCTCAACACAATTTGGCGATGACATATGTGGTGTCGTTAAAGAAAAGAACCACCGCATTTGCCAATTTTCTTGGTACTGCCAAGATCGTGAACGCAGTATGTCATACAATAAGAATTTATTATCTGAGAATCAAAGACAACTTTACGAGAAGGTATATTTCTTGGCTCTCGACATCTATGTTAACTCTGACAAAATCAAAGACAACACAGGTGGAGCACTTTATTATCACGCTGACTATGTCAATCCTAATTGGCGCCATCTAAATAGAACGGTAAAGATAGGAAGACACATTTTTTATAAACCTGGAGAAAAATATGCCCAACATGATGCAAAAGTTGAACCTAGAACTAAAGACCGAGAGTTCGTCGCATTCGTTCTTCCCACTAATGGAAGATATTAATCTTGCGATTACTAAACAAGCAGTTGAATGGATCTTTGAAGCAAACTTTGCTGAAGAACGACCAGAACTGTTAAACCTAATCATCACTTCTCCAGGTGGTGATTTGACTGCTGCGTTTGCGCTGATTGATGTGATGCGTGGCTCAGCAATCCCTGTAAGAACTATTGGTCTTGGACAAGTTTCAAGCGCAGGACTTTTAGTGTTTACTTCAGGAACGAAAGGTATGCGTATACTGACACCAAATACGTCAATCCTTTCTCATCAGTATTCATGGGGTGCGTTTGGCAAAGAGCATGAACTCTTCGCTACCGTAAAAGAGTTTGATCTTACCACAAAGCGTATGATCGCTCATTACAAAAAATGCACTGGCTTGACTGAAGATAAAATCCGTGAAACATTATTGCCACCACAAGACATTTGGCTATCTGCAACAGAAGCAAAAAATCTTGGGTTGTGTGATATGGTTAAAGAACTAAAATAATGAAATTTTTAAAGTACTCTGGTATATGGTTTGGGTTGGTTATCAATCCATACCACTGGAGGTTTGCGATCAATCAACCAGAGGATGCACTATTGCAGCCACTTGATGGTATCGAAATTTTTTGTGGACCTGTCTGGATGAGAGTAATCATTGATGACGGTTCATGGTAAGGAGAAACATGAAAATAGAAATAATCTTAGCAGTAGTAGTGTGTTTTGTGTCCGTAATTGGTTCACTAACATACTCATCAGTAAAACAAAACGAAAATGTGGCAAAAAGTATGGCGCTTGCTATGGAAAAAGGCATTGACCCTATGGCAGTTCGCTGTTCTTACGCTGAAAGGAACGATACCGTATGTATCGCCTACGCTGCGAGCGGAAAAAAGGCTGAAATTGCCCCAGGAGTCCGTCCTGAAGTCAAAAAATGATGAAATAGCCCTCTCTGGCAGAGGGTTTTGGGCTAAAAAACGACCCTGAAACCCTCTCCAGTACTAGATCCAAAATAACCCTACTAAATGTAGGGTTTTTCACATAAATCGCTTTACAATAATTCAATAATCCTGTATAATTATTCTATAACGTGATGAAAAGGAACTAAAAAATGACTGAATTTGAAAAAAACTGCTACGGTATGACTCAAGATGCTGTCCGTGAACAATATTTGAACAGCCTGACGACTCGGTTGTCTGGTGTTGAAATGACTGTAGCAGGTATTTTGTCTGACTGCCAAGAAATGCTTGAGATGGGTTACGACAAAGACGCCATTCGCAAGCAGTTGAACATTGCGAAGTTCTGTTTGTTTGAAACCATGAAGGAAGCTGCTTAATGAAAATCGTTATCTCTACCCAACACCACGAAAATTATGCGTGGAACGAAGACGGTACTATCGGTACTGGCGTCAATGCCTACTGGAAGGCAAAGGGTGGTTCTGAAATCATGATCGAACACGTTGAGTCTCAGATCAAGATGGACGACTTCTTCGGTAAGAAGTGCGAGATGATTGTTGACAGTCTTCGTGAGAAGATTGAGGAAGCCAACGACTACTTCATGGTCGCTATCGTTGGCTGGTCTATTGAGGATGATGACTACATGTCGTGGTTCGAAAAATCTCAGCTGGAGTATGATGGCGAGATTACTTCCTATGAGCCACGTATTGACTTGGACGGAAATCCTGTCGAGCGTGACTATGCGTTGAACATGCTCGAGTTGCAAAAGCAGCACGAGTCCCTTTCTTACTATGGAGATTAATTATGGGTTTGGATATGTACCTTTCTGCTAAAAAATACATGAGCAAGTATTTTGACCCTGCAGACCAAGATAAAATTAATGAGATCAACACATTGTTTGGTCTTGCTGGCGAAGAAGATAGTGACTATGGCGCACAGGAAGTTAAGTTTCGTGTTGGATACTGGCGCAAAGCCAATGCTATTCATAAGTGGTTTGTTGACAACTGCCAGAATGGTGTTGATGAGTGTCAGGAAACCTATGTAACAAGAGAGCAGTTGCAAGAACTCATTGACTTGTGTAAAGAAGTTTTGGGTTCTCCAAAAACAGCCACCAACAAGTTGCCGACAGCCAATGGTTTCTTCTTTGGTTCTACGGAGTATGATGACTACTACAAACAGGATCTTGAGTATACGGTTACACGACTGGAAAAAGTTCTTGCGGAGCCAGCGTTTGCAAAGGCTGACTTTTACTACCAATCTTCTTGGTAATGCTTTACTTTAATTCATGATTGAGGTATAATAATACTATGGCTATACTACATACTCATATTCCTAAGTCTAAGAAGCGCAAGCCCACTGCTAAACAGCGTGAGTTGGCTGCTTCTTGGGAAGCGATGCTTAAAAAGTATCCTACTAAATCAGTACCAAAAAGTGTGACTGTTCCTAAGCAGACATCTTACCATCGTGAGACACCACGTTACCCCAGCCTAAACTCTGGTCTGGGTAATGCTACTAAACCGATCCAAGGAAAGGTTTATACTGGTAGTGCTATGATCGGTATCGGTACTTTGCATAAGTCTAATGCTGTACCTATTTTTTCTACTGAAGACGCTGTTGAAATTTCTAAAATGAGGAGAGGTTGAAAATGGAATTATCTGTTTCTGAATATTATGAGAAGTTTTCCTTGTGTGCGATCGACCACGACTTACCTGCTATTGTACGTATTCGTGATGACTTGATTAAACAACGTCAGAAAATGGATCGTTGGTTTGACAAGTATCTTGACATGTTTGATCGAAAGATGGATCCTGCCAAGTGCGATACACCTGAGTGGAAGTTGTACCACAAGAAGTCTGAAGAATATAGCACACTGAACTCGCTCATCAAATCTGCTGACCAGTATGTTAAGAAAGTGAGCGCAAATGTTTGAGGATAGTGGTTCGTTTGCGATGTATATTGAACAGATTGTAAAAGAAAAGAAATGTACTCACCTTGATGCTGTACTAAAATATTGTGAAGAAAATTATATCGATCCTGAAGACATGAAATCTTTAATCAGCAAAGCGTTGAAGCAAAAGATTGAAGCGAACTTCATTGAGATGAATTATCTTCCTAAACAGGCGAAACTCGATGTCTAAAAATTGGTGGATTGACATATCCCTTGTGGTTATGTTTATTTTTGCGGTCGGTGTATTGGCGTTTCAATTCCTTAAACATCAACCAAAGGGTAAATGGTATGACTGCACTATTGCAGAAATCAGTCCTGACTTTCCACCAGAGGTTCGTGATGAGTGCCGTAAAATGAGAAGTGAAGCGTATAAGAATGGACGGATTTAAAGCATACAAGTATTATATCGCTGTCAAGTTGCACTTTACAACAGACAAATTTAATGTATTTGAAAACCCAAACGTAAAAGGAAGTCGTGATGTTTTTAATTCAAGAAATGATAGAAGGATTTTTGAAAACCTTGCTAGAAGGTTCGACAAAGATTTTGATCTTATACAGTTCTTTGTGTCAAACTTTGCTTATGGTCATGATGCCACTGTATATTCCCTTGGTGAGTCGGATCGCAACTTAACCCTTTGGCAAAAACGCAAACAATCTATTACTCAAGTGTTTCAAGCAGACTGCAATTCAATAATTTTACATCTCGAGAAGAACAAACTTACAAGTGTTGATCTTTTTGAGGGACAGATTCCAGAACTACTCAAATTATATTTGGGTGGGCACGTGTCAATCGAGACTATGTGCATTTTGGAAAAACTCTATGGCTATCTCTCATCTTGGAAAGCAAATGCAAACTTGCTTTGGGAAGAAGAATGCCGTAGAATAGGAAAGTGTGGGGCATTCATCAAGTTTGATTCCACCAAAATTGACTTAATCAATTCTAACTTTAAACAGGAACTACAAGAGTTACAAAATGGCTAAGACTAGAAAGGTTCGGGATCATCGTGATTATGATGATGAAGAGCAAAGCACTAAAAGGAAACATACCCGACATGCCTCAAATAGAAAAGGCGAAGGTATGCGTGTTATAAATAGTTGGGTCGAAGAGGATATTGACTTCAATGATGACTATATAGATGATGAGGATGAAGTTGATGAAACATCTTTCTCTAAGACAAAACAAACTTATACACATAAACTTATACTTTAAATACATTTTTATACAAAGGAAACACGATGGACATTCAAACACTACGTAAAATGCGCAACTCTGACTTCTCCAAAATCTCTGGAGAGTTTGACAAGATTGCGAATCCAGGCGAGAAGAAATCATATGATGACGACCGCATCTGGAAACTATCTCCCGATAAAGCAGGTAATGCTTCAGCAGTTATCCGCTTCCTACCACGCACCGAAGGCGACGAACTACCATTCGTTAAAATCTTCAGTCACTCATTCCAAGGTCCAACTGGAAAGTGGTATATTCAAAACTCCCTTACTACTCTTGGCGAGAACGATCCTGTTGGTGAACTCAACTCTAAGTTGTGGAACTCTGGTTCTGAATCCAACAAAGAAGTTGCTCGCAAACAGAAACGTAAGTTGAGTTTCATTGCTAACATTTTGGTTGTTAGCGATCCTGCCAAACCAGAAAACAATGGTAAGGTGTTCTTGTTTAAATTCGGCAAGAAAATCTTTGACAAAATTATGGACAAAGCACGTCCTACCTTTGCTGAAGATCAGCCAGTAAACGTCTTTGACTTGTGGGAAGGCGCAGACTTTAAGTTGCGTGTGCGTAAAGTTGATGGTTATCCAAACTATGACCAATCTACTTTTGCTGAACCATCTGCTTTGATGGGTGGCGAGGAAGAACAACTACTTGACGTAGTGGGTAAACAATATCGTTTATCTGAGTTCTTGGATCGCAAGAACTTTAAATCTTATGAAGAACTATCACGCATCCTTGCTGATGTTCTAAATGAGAATGGTTCTGCTGGTCGCTCAGCTGCTTCTATGGCTGAGGAAGATGACTACGTAGCACCTGTTCCACCTAAATCTGTTGGCGCATCTAAACCAGCACCAGAGCCAAAGGTAGCAAAGAACACTGCTCCTGATGATGACGAAGATGTAATGTCATACTTTCAAAAGATTGCTAACGAAGCGTAATAACTTCTAGCATTGAAAAAGCCACCTTTACGGTGGCTTTTCTTTTTAGTAAACGTATCTCGCTTCAACCATATTATAGAATGATGAATCCTGATTCCTAATTGGTGGTTTGATTGCTTGAGTATTTCTGTTCTCAACTCTAGTTGAAGATACAGTTGAAGATGTCACATTGTTTGGCGCAGGGGCTTCTTTCTTCGCTTGGTTATCAGCAGAAGTAGAAGCAACCCTATCCGCAGTGCGAGGAACAGGAGGAGTCACAGGGTTAATTACATCACCACGTCCCTGTCCTGCAGAAACTACGCTACCATATTTTTTCATCTTTGCTGCAATAGCATTTGCTTCTGCAGGAGATGCTCCGTCAGCTAAAGCATTTTGTCTTGCAGCCTCAGCCCTTTGGTCAAGATCCCCAGATGATAAGTTTGCTGGAGAAGAAAGAGCTGCTGTCTTTTGTTCTGCTCCAGCAGCTGCAGGTTTCCCTTGCTGTTCTTCCATTTTCTTTTGTTTAGCGTATTGCGCTTCAACACCAGGAGGATATGAATTACCAGATCCTTTACCATATTGAATAGCAACCATTTGCGCTCTTGACAATGGTTGTCCCTCAATATATGGCTCGCCACCAATTCTATGTGTAGCAGACTCTTTAGTGCTACTAATTGGAGCTTTACCACCACTACCAGTTGCGCCACTAGGTGGGGTGCCAGCTGCGTTACCAGAACCACCTGCAGATGCCTCAGCTTTCTTTCTGGCTTGTCCTGCTAATTCTTTTGCTTCCTTGACAGATTTACCATCAGCCCTTGCTTCTTGATATACTCTGTCATATTCCCTTACACCTTGTTGCTGCGCAGCGCTTCCTTGACTTCCGTCAGCATTTCTTTCTAATCTTCCTTTTGCTTCTTCTATTTTTTTACTTGCAGCTGTAGCGTGTGTAACTTTAGGTTCAGTTTGCGCTTGTGGTGTTGCTGTCATCGCTCCAACTTTTGCTTCAGCACCAGACTTATCTGGGTTAGAACTAGAGAACCAGTTCTTAATCTTACCACCAGTTTCTCCAAGGAACTTACCTGCCTTACCACCAAGATATGAGCCACCAATACCACCAATTGCTGCGCCAACTAGACCACCAATCGCAGTTCCAACAACAGGGATTACAGAACCAACAGCAGCGCCAACAGCAGCACCTTTAAGAGCGCCTACTGCACCACCTACTGCTTGTCCACCACCCTCACCGATCGCTCCACCTTTTGCTACTGTGCCTTCTTCTTTTGTAATTTCGCCTCTGGCTACTTTATCGCTTGCTTCGTTGTAACCTTGGTAAGCAGTAACACCACCACTAATCACTGAAGCAGCAGCTGCTAAAGGACCAGCGTTTCTCATAAGTGCGCCACCTGCAGCTTTTGCGAAAGTACCAGCCTTACCTAACATACCAGCTGCTTTACCTGCTACACCTTTACCTTTACCACCCAAGGCATCCAATGCACTACCAGCCATATCCATAAGACCACCACCGCCTGAGCCACCTGCTGCGATTGCTTCTATTAGTTGAGCATGGCGTTTTACTACTTCTTTATTTTCTTCTCGCCACTCTTCCAAATAAATTGGGAACGCAGCTGTATTTTCTTTCATACCACTCATCATCTCGTTCTGCGCAGCCATTAAACGATTATTTTCTAGAGTAGACTCTTTGTCGCTACCGAATCCTCCACCTGAACCACCTGACGATGGAGATGGGAATGGTATTACATTTGATGGCATTGAACCTGGAACAGAAGCAGCCATACCGTCAAGAGTGCTCTTGACTTCTTGTTTTCTAAACTTATCTTTTAGTAGTTCGTCAGCTTGCGCAGTCTCAACTGCTTTTATTTGTCTCTTGCCACCAACAGACTTTGCTAATTCATCTGGATTGATACCACTTTGTAGCATCGAATCTAACTTGTATTTTTCTGCTTGCGCTTTGGCTTGTGCTGGAGCAAACTGTTCTTCGTGTTGCTTAATGTAATACTGTCTTACTTTTTCATCATCCCCTTTGAACTGTTTAAGGTTCTTCATCTGAGGATTCATTTTCATCAACGTATCAGCACGTTTTAATTTGTCTTCACGTCTGCCGAGTAGGTTACCAACAAAGCTGTTGTCTTCAACAACATTCATTGTTTTTGCTAACCCTCTTATTGTACCGAATTTATATTTTAATGAGTCTTTGTCGAATGGGTCACGTTTTCCGTCTGCGCCTTTGCGACCCATAAACGTATCTTTTGCTTGATCTGCAACGCTACGCTGATCCCAAGTTCCACCGTCTTTATAGTTTGGCGCTTCGTTTGGTTTGATTGTACCAACTGAGATTGCTTTGGCTAATTTTTCTAGATTAGTAGAAAGTTTTTCATTAGACTTCAGAATTTTTTCGTCACTTTTCTCTGCAGACTCAGAAACTTCTTTGATTTTCTTCGTTACGTCTTCAGAGGGTACAGCTGACCCACCAATTCCTGGTCTTAATGGAATTATTTTAGCCAAATTAGATTTTGCCATCTTTATTTACTCGCTAGTCTTTGTTTTTCTTCTTCTAAGTGTTGAATCAACATCTCAACATATATCTCTTTCTCAAACGGCATCAGGTTTTCGATCTCAGCCAAGGAATACTTATGGTACTGCATCATCGCAAAATTCATTTTGTAGAAATTTGCCAAATCCTCATGACTGAGATTCATTAAAAAAAACTTTCAACACCCTCCAACACCTTTTCGTGGTGCTTCTTGCAAAGTGGACAGTCATATGTTACATCATGTGAAAGTTTTGGCATTGTTTCAAAATATCTTTCAATCTTTTTAAATTGATCTTGTGTTAAACTATTCAAGAACTCTGATATTTCTTCTTTGGTTTGTTCTTTCGCATGGAAGATCTCGTCTTTTGTGTACACGAAATCAATACAGTCTGCTACCACATCAAAAATTGCTTCAAAATTTCCTTCTTTGACTTTCTCCAAAGCAATCAGAGTTTCTATGTTTGGATACTTCATCATAATTCCAACATCATCATACAAGGGAATTTTTTTAACATGCTCTTCGACACCTTTAACACCAATCTTAGAGATATCGATTGTCAGTTTTGCGTTTGCTTTATCGTCATCGCAGTCATCGCAGAAAAATAGCAGTTCAACGAACTCGCCAACTGAACGAGAACGTAACTGAGTAAAAATATATTCAAGATCAAACACAGATAGACTATCAACGTCAACCTTGTCTTTAATACACGCAGAAACAATTTCTTTCAGTGTATTGACCATAACATTTAGATCTTCACTTTGTTGTGCGATCAGTAATGCCTTTTCTTCTCTGACCAAAAACGGTCTAATTTTTACTTCTTGATTCGTTGATGGAATCTTAATCGTGTATACTGGCGTTTGTAAAATTGGTAAAGCCATAGTGTTACTCTCCTTTAGTCATATTCTTGATCAACT